ATCCATCTGATGTTATATCATTTTTAATAGAAAATCTAATATATATATTCTTATAACAATTATCTCTAAAATCTTGTGTGTTTATGTTATTTGCCAAATAACCACCAAATGGAGAATATATCCATTTACTAAATTTTTTCATATACACAAATTTATCTTCACCATTTGTGTATCCGCCAAAATATGTATTTGTTGAAATATCCATATCGTTATATCTTGATAATGAATATATGCATGAATTGTCATCAAACGGATCTATAGCATCAGATACTGGAGTAATATCCATTTCTAATGTATAATTAGTTAAATCAAATGTTGTATCTAAGCCTGTATCAACACTATATTGGCTTCTCTCAGCTTTATTCAAATGATTATTTGATGTTCTTAGATCCAGCTCCAATGTATTATTTGTTAAGTCAAAATTAGTATCTAATGCAGTATTAACATTAAAAAGTTCTCTTTCTGTTTTATTCAAATGATTATTTGATGTCCTTAAATCTAATTCTAATGTATTGTTTGTTAAATCAAAAGATTCATCCAAATTAGTATTTACAATAAAGGAATCTCTTTCAGTTTTATTCAAAAGTTTATCTTTAATATTTACATCAATCTCTAATGTATAATTGTCTTCATTAAATGTACTATCTAATTTTGTATCTACTTCATAGCTTTCTCTAATATTTCCAGGTACTATATTTTTTGTTTTTTTCTCTATCTCTATATTGTAATTATCATCAATTGTTTTATCTAATCCATCATCTATATCTTTTATTTCAGGATGAGTATATGCAGGCTTTGAAGCAATTTCCATTTCAATGTTATAGTTGTTGTCTATTGTTTTATCCAGTCCATCAGATACTTCATTTATAGGTTCATGGGTAATCATCTCCTTTGCTTTAAAATCTATTTCTAAATTGTAATTTTCATCAATTATATTTTCTGGATTTTTTATATATCTTTTCCTAAGAGCTACATGCTGTCTTGATATGAGTATATCAAATTCATTTACAATATTGCTATCAACTGGTATAAAATTAGATTTCAAAGTATCTTCGTTTGCATTTGTCAAATCTAATACATTTCCAATATTTGTTAACTCTTTTACATTTTTAAACATTTCTGGTGCATTTGTTGCTTTAAAATTTGCTAATGAATCTATGGTTTTTACAGATGAATTCTCAAACATACTGTCTGTATTTTTTAAACTATCCGCTTCTATTGATAAATTTTGAATAGATCCAGTATCTTCAAAGGCATTATTTGCATCAACTATAGAATTTGTTGACATAGTTAATGTTATTATTCCAGTATTTTTAAAAGCATTTGTTATATCTGTTATTGGAACTGATGAATTTACTACAACTTCTTTAAGTTCAGTATCATTTGTAAACGCATCAGCAAGTGTTGTTAATTCTGAATTTTCAATATTTATTAATTCTACAGCACCTCTTATCTTTATTTGCTCAACGGTTGAAGTTGATCCAAATTCTATTCTTTCACCTTCAGCAAATGATAAAGTGTACCATTCTCCGCCTCTTAATGTAATCCAACTTCTTGAGCCATACTTTCTATATCTAAAGGTATTTGAAGCCCATATTTTAACTTCTTGTAAAGCCATCTATTTCTCCTCATATATTATTGTTATCTTAGATATTCTATGTTTTGACAAATCTTCATTGTTATCATATTCAAATTTTAAATTTATTTTATTATAAGTTTGCTCAACTAATCTTGTATCTACTTGAAGTTCAATATCATCCTTGGATGTACTCAATTTATGTTCTTCAGGATTATTTATATATTCTTCAAGTAGTACATCATCATAGTCTGATTTGTAATCGTTTATATATAGATAAGCATCTTCATCTCCTAAGTCTAATTTTATTTGACCAACAGAATCTGTTTTAACAACTTTACCATCAAGCATTATTCCAACAATTTTTATTTTAGAATTGTCTATATCTCTCCAATAATTCATTTCAGATACATTGCTATCTTTTGCCGATAAATATATACCATCATTATCTTTAAGTAAATCACTATATCCATTTCTATCATTCTGATTAAAGAATTGTTGAAATGTGTTTAAATCAGTTATCTCTACAACTTTCAATACATATGGAGATCCAGACACATCAAAATATCCAAATAATTTAGGAGTGGTCAATTCACATCTATTAATAAACATATCAAGTTCAGTTATTAATCTCCAGTGTGATGCATACTGTATAGGTGAAGTATCAGTTAATTTTTCCGAAATAAACATGTGTCCATTCATATATACAACACTATCTTTTTGATATAGTTTGCCATATTCATAATTATCAACAACTATTTCTGAACTTCTATCAACTACATCTCTCATTATTTTAACCCAACTTGATCCACTCCACACATACCTACTTTTATCTGGTAATATCGCTATGTCTCTTTGTACTGGATCTAAATAATCACTTAATGTATTAACTTCAAGTATTCTTTGCTTATGTTTAATAAAGTTCTTATTATTCTCATCTGTAATATCAAAATCTGGCTGAGGTAATGTGTAATCGATAATTTCTACATCTCCATCATTTCTGTACACCTCAAGATGTCTATCTGTTTTTAATATGCTTGTAATCAACGAGTTGTACAAGCTTTTGTCTTCTTGTATTGGCATATTATGCTTCTCCTAATATAAATACTGTTCTATACTTAGATAAAGATCCCATACCACCTATTTCGAGTGTAAATAATTCAAACTTTAGTAGATCTATATCAACATCAGTATTTCTTCCAAGAGGAGTCTTATCTATTGTTTCTCCAGTTGATAGATCCAATTCCCATATGTCTTTATCTTTTGTTATGTATAACACTTCTGAGTTTATTGCACAAATTCTACTTTTTGCTTCATCAAATATCTCTAAAACTATTGTTCCAGATACAGGGGCATCAACATCAGCAAACTTATACAATTTAGCATTCGTTGTCATAACATATAGTGTATCACCTCTTGATGTTAACCCAAGTATTTTGTTATCTTCTATTTTATTTTGTAAATCAACTCTTCTTAATATTTGTAATGTGTCTGGATCAATTATAACAAGTTCTTGCCAATTAGCAACTATCAAATCACCTTGAAAATAAGCAATACCATTGCAATATCCACCTATATCAACATATTCATGTCTATATTTTGGATTAAAGACTCCATCTTCTATATGAGTTTTGTGAACTCTACCTCTACTATCTGGCTCAAGTGTCATTACATACTTGTTCGATACAAAGCAAAAATACGCAGCATTTGAATATCTATCAACATAGTGATACATATTTTTATCTATAACATTTTCATATGTTATTTTATGAATAAATGGTTGAGGACAATTAAATCTTTTGAAAAAATAATTTGTATCAACAGCTTCCCATTCTCCAAACTGTATTTTTGCTTTTTTAACTATTTCTTCATTATTAAATACAACATAAAAGTATCCATTATTTGTTGGTGCTATTGACTTAACATTTGATCCAATGGTATATTCTACTTCCACATTACTATTTCTATCAATTCTGTACAATTTTCCTTGAGAGTAATTTATCATATAAATAAAAAAACTATTTAAAGCTATATCTTCTATATCATGCTGAATTCCAACTATGTATTCTTCCATTATTCCATTAGATATATTAAATTTATACATCTTATTATTGTCAAATAAAATATATAAAAATTCATTATCAGCAGTAATAGATATTATTTTGTTATCAAATCTATAGTCGATATAAGCTAAATTTGAGTCATATACTCTTAATATATAATCATTGAATATATATGCTTCTTTTCCAAGTATTGTTACTGCTTTCCTATTGCTTCCCAATGAACTATGATTGTAAATAAGAACTATTCCTTTTTCATAATAATATGTTGCATCAGTTGTTACTATTGTCAATACATCATTATCTAAATGTAAATTATTTATATTTGATAATTCTGTTCCTTCTACATCTTGAGCATTGTTAAAACTATAGTCATAATCTATTGTATCTGGAGTTTTATTAGTAGTTGTACCATTAATTACAGATTTATATTTTCTGTCCTCATATGATACAAGTTTTTTTTCATCATATGATATAGTATTGTCCCAATATGGAACTCTAAGTAGCATATGCTCATTTTTTTTATATAATGTTTTCCATTCCTGATTATATAATGTTTTTACAATTTTATTGTCAACAGATATTAAAAAAGACCCTTCAATTGCATGATTATTCTCAATGCTATAAATCTCAGGTTTTGGATCTATTAAATCATTCATGTCAGATTGATCCAGCAACCTAAACTGTTTTACATTGGTATTATTATGATTACTAAATGTTAATATACCAGTATTGTCATCATATGTAACATTATTAAAATAATTTGAGATATTATTTGCTATTGTCATATTATTTTTCCTCACTTATTATTATATCTCTTATCATCATATTATCATTTTTACAGTTATTCATTACTATAACAAATTTTTCAATATTGTATCTTGTTGTCAGCATTACAACAAATTGTTTTTCAAATTCTACTTGATGTAAATCTATTTTAGTTCCGTCATTGTCATACAATCTCATTAATCCATTTGTTAACTTTTCTATACCATATACATATATATGCTCATTATTTGTAGTGTAAAACATAAACAAAATTTTGGATATTTTATTTGATGATGTTTTATTAAATTTTATTGAAAATTGAAGTTGAATTATCCTATTTGTAACATCTTTCTCCCATCTCATTTCCATATTTTCTTGAGGTTGATACATCCAACCATGAGCATCTGTTTGTAATCCAGAAGGAGTTTGTTTGTGAAAATATGCATCAAGTGATACGGCATCAGGTATAATATTTAAGGCTTCTTCATCAACAATTATTACTTGCTTATCAATTAAGTTATCAATAGTGACTTCTTTTGGAGTCAAATCGAGATCCACCACATACTGTTTTCCAAGTTCAATATATAATCTTCCAACTCTATCTTTTATTACATAATTATTATTTTCAATCTTATATTTTTCATCATTTGTACTGTGTATATATTTAGGTTTATTTAAAAAGCTTAAATAATTTTTATTTTTATATTTTTGTAAAGGTATCAATTTGTTTGGATTTAATGTATTTGTTGCACCGTCATATGACACATTATCTATATATGAACTTATATCAAATCCTTTTTCATCAATATCTAATTCTATATATGACTCATATGTGTCTAAATTTGTTCTGTCAAATTGTTGATTTGGATCAAGTCCACAAGTGTCAATATAAACAACTTGAAGTTTTCTATGTGGACCTCCATAGTTATATTCAAAGTAATCATGCTGGATCAGGTTATTATCTATATAATAATAAATATTATCCAAAGCTCCATGTGATACTGTTGTATTTAAATTTGCATACATTTTATCAAAAACAATTACATCTTCAAAAGTTGTTTGTATATTGTACTTATTTCTATCAACTTGTAGTTTACCTATATATATCTCTCTATCTAATTCCTCAATATAAACAGATACATCAACTTCAGTTTTATCTGTCATTAAGCAAAGAACTTTATCTGACAAAATCACTTGAGATCCAGTAAGGCTACTTCTTACTATATTATCTACTTTCCATTTATATGTAAATTGAGACATATCAAACAATAAATACTCTGGTTTATTTAAATACTTTATTTTATATGTCCATCCATCTTTTTCCCAACCAATATTATCTAAATCGAATGATATGTCAAAATGAAAAGTACATCCTTTACTTCTGTCAATATCATATATCATCAATACAATGTCATAGTTGAATTTAATATCATCTTTTGTCTTCAATCCATCTATCATAAAAAATATTCTATTATTTATTGGAAAATCTTGCTTTGTGCCATCTACAAACAATGTTGCAGTCTTATGATCGTCAACTTTTGTAAGTGTTGACTCAATATCAAGCCTTCCAGTATCTGCATTATATGTATATGTAAACCAATCCACTGTATCACAATTACTATAATCTTCAAGATATTCAGTAGGCAAATTACATGATAATCCATTGTCATCAATAGTTTTATCAAAAAAGTTATATAAATCACTCATATTGATCTTCCTCAATAAATGTCATTCTATTACCAACTCCAAGTTTTGCACTCTCCTGTCTCAATGATTCTACCTTATCACTATATCTTTTACATAGTTCTTTTGCCATTCCTCTATGTACATTAAATTTTTCCATAGATAAATAAGAAGTCATAAACCTTGCAACAGCATATGTTAATCCATCATCTATGTCTATTTCACTATCATCATTTATTGGTAGATTTGGCTTTCTAAATTTCATATTATTATAGCCTATCAGTATTGCATCAACTGGCTCATCTTCTGATACTTCAAGTTTTAAAGCTTGAGATAGATCCACAGTCTCCTCGAGTGCATATTGTAATAATGCAATTCTACTCTCCTCATCATCTGGTAGTATATGATCACCAGATAATAAAGCACTTACTAATGCTTTCATTCTTTTCCATGTCATGTTTGCTCCTAAAAATAGCTATTTTCATCATCTTCATCATAATAAAGACTTGCAGTATTGTATATATCATCAGGTTTTACTTTAATTTTATTATTATAGCTATCTTTAGCTTTAACTGGTTTAGGTGGAGCATATGTCTCCATTAAAGCCAATTGCGAAATACAATCAAGTCCATCATCTCTCATACTTTTTATTTCAAGCTGTGTACACATCTTTAATTCCTCAAGTAATTCTTTCATATCAAGATTATACTCTTTTAAATCTTTATTAAAAAACACTTTTCCTTTTTCAAACTCAGGAGCAATTAATCTTAATCTCCATAGTTTATCTCCACCTGAGCTTCTGGATCTTATACCTTTCCATGTAACTTTTTTACCACTTACAGCAATCTGTTTTGCAAATGTTATATAAGCTTTTTTTCTAATTGCATACTTATCGAGTGCTATAAGATGAAGACTTTGCTGTCCATCAATTTCAACTCCAATGTCACACCAGTTTGCACCATACTTTTTTGCTCTATTCCATAGCTCTATGGTATTTTCGTATTGCTCTTCTATCTCTTGCTTTCTCAGCTTTATGTCGATTAAATACTTATTATCTTGCCAATCTATAGCCCATAGTATTTGCCCAGACAAATCAGATCCAGCACCAGCAGTAGTCGTATAATCAGTAGTAATATACCATGAATAGTCTTGTCCATTTCTAAATATATGCAACATATCTATCCATTTAATATCAGTATCTTTTATTAATCGTTCAAATTCACTTGTAACTCTTACATAGTATTCTTGATCTACAGCCTTTAAAGCTTTCTTATTTCCTCTTTTAGCAGCCTTTTCTGCTAATGCGTATATCTTTCTTTGCTTTTCAAATGGATGTCTGTCTTCCCAAACTGACACAAATTTATCTTTTGTCATTGCAGGTTTAACAAGATTTCCATTCTTATCATATATATCTCCATGAGGCTGAACTTCTGCCTTTGGAAAAACAACTGGTAGATATTCTCCATACATTACTCTCTTATAAACTGGATCTCCTGTATGATATGCAGTGCCAATTAGAACTTTAAAGTGCCCTTGACCTGATAGTGATGACCCAACATCAGCTTCTATTGTGCTATCTATAGATTCTAATATAGCCTTTGAATATGCGTCCTTTTCATTGGCAACCATGTCATCAAAAATAGCAAATTGAGGTCTTGACAAAGAATCACGCGAATTGTGTGTTATAAGCATACCTGTTGTCATAAATAAATGGTCTTCACTGTCAAGCGTTATACATTGGCTTGGCTCATTGTCTATTTTTACAACATCAATAAGCTTCTGTAAAGTATTTTCTTGTTGATTGATATTTATATTTATCTTTTTTAATTGTTAGCATAAACGGATTTTTATTATGACTTGTTATTCTTATTGTATATAATGGTTTTCTGTTGCCACCTCTTATATTTTCTGAGATTTTTCCAACCTTATATCCAAGTCCTCTTGCTAACTCAGATATCTGTTCAACAAGTTTTTTTGATATATTGCTAAAATCTGCACCTGCATCAGTTCCTCTTGCACTGCCATCTGTATCAAACAATCCTGCTAACAATCTTTTTCTTTGCTCTATTGATCCAAACATGTATATCTCTGGTATAAACTTATCTGATCCAGTTACCCCAGCAAGCTTCAACTCTTTTAACTCATTGTTTATATTGTGAACAGATAGTTTTAGCATTTTTGTTCTACTTTTTTCATATTGAACTGTTGTTGATATATCATACTTGTTTTTCAATTCATCATAAAAGAATTTTGCTTCATCATATAAGCATTTTATTCTTAAACCTTTTCCATATTCCATATATCCATCACCGAGAGCCAATCCTACAAGATATGGATCAAGTATTAATTCTTTTTTAGAAAACTCAATAGGTTCATTTATCCATGTATATACTCTATAATCTTTTTCTTTTCCAATAAATGCATCTTTATTGTTATATAAAAATTCTGTTGTCCATGTTATATAATCTGTTTGTTTGTTTTTTATTTCTTTCAAGAAAAATGGATTAATATGTGTTGAGTTAACCTTTAACTCTCTTCCATCTGAAAATATTAATTTATACATCTGATCATTAAACACTTCAGATTTCTTTATAACTGTTGCAGTTCCCCCTGATGGAGTAAATACTATGGAGTAAATACTTTATCGCCAATAGAAATATCTTTCATTGTTATTTTTCCATTATCTGTATAAAGTATTTCATCAAGTGCTAATGGACCCCTACCTCCAGAGCTACCAAGTCCTTGAACCTTGAATTTTCTCTCCATTCTACCAGGAACACCTTCAATTTTTGCACCTGCTTTGGACATGTGCTTGTTGAATATTTTTATCTCTTTATCTGTTCTAGGTTTTCTAATTAACTCACATGATCCATCAGTAAAATGTGTCCACTCAAATCTATTTTGTAAGTATTCACTTTCAAGATACAAAGATTCGATAGTTTGCATTGTGGTCTTAACATTTCCATCCATTCTATCTGATACATACATACCAAAATTAACTTTACCAAATCTTGGCATCTTTCCTGTGTCAGCCATATATAGTAATAGGTAACAAATTAAAGTAGATTTACTAAACTCTCTAGTTGAAAGTATTAATGTATTTCCTTTTAATGACTCAAAGTCCATATTTCTTACTTGAAAATATGGTTTAACTTCTGGAGACTTAAATATACAATCTATAAAGAAGTAATGTGCTTTAGGGTTTGTATTCTCTGGTTCTCTACCTAGACACAATCTAATGAAGTTTACAAAAAGTAAACTATCTACTGATGGAAGGTACCAATCTAATTTTAAATCAACATAATCAAGTAATAATTCAACTGTTATGTTTTCAGCATTTTTAAATGCAGGTATTACATACCCTGTGTCAATAGCCCATCGCATCTCCTCTTTTGATCTAGGTATTTTTTTTGGATCACTCAGTATCATCATCATCCTTCTCTGAACCAGTCAACACATGCCCTATAACTTGTACATCTGTTATATCTGCACCATTTTCTAGTGCTTCTCTCATTTGTATTGCTAAGTCTCTAATTGCACCCTCTGTTTGCTTTTGTTGCTGTATAGCTTCATCTGATAGTCCAAATTTAATATTTAGCACATTCTCTTTCTCTGGTGCTGTTATTTCTAATACTGTTTTAGCAGCTTCTCTTTGTACATTTGGTGATACTGGTTGGTATATTTTGTCATATATTGGATTACCACTATCATCCCTAACAACACTTTTTCTTCCAGATGGTGATGTCTTGTATCTGGGAACCAAACTAGGAGATGCTTTTCCTCTCATTAGATCAATATGCTTCATCATTGCTTCATGTCTAGCCCACCCATAAAATACACTAAAATCAACAAGCATTTGAGCTTCTATCTCTTGAACTAATGAGTTTCTAGCATAAGCACTAGCATTAGCATTAGCAGTGTTTTCTCTATCCTCTGATAGCATTTTCTCATACTTATCTCTGAATACTATAGCCCATGCTTTAACTACAGACATTCTTTGCTTTAACATTACGAATTTTAAAGCATTTACATATCTTGTAATTGATCTTGTTGTTGGTGCACCAATATTTGATAATACATTAATATGCTTTTCAAACATTTCTTCAAAGTACTCCTGCATAACATCAGTACCCTCATGCATCTTATTAACTATATTGACAACTTCATCATTAACATGTTTATGTAATTTTTTTGGTAATAAATGCATTAATCTAGTTTTATCAACCATCTATAGACTCCTCTAAGTATTCATACAATTCATTTGGTGAAAATGAACATGCATTGCCAATACCTAAGCATTCTGCAACAGCTTCTGAACAAAATATCTTTTTATCATTTTTGAACCAGCACAACTTATCTAATGCAGAGATAACTGCTCCAATGTAATTGTACTCTTTCTTTTCACTAGCTATCTCTAGCATTTTATCAAACGGTTCTCTTGTATGTTCAACAACTATTGTATTCCAATTGTTATCATTATAATGTGGCTTATTTACTAATGTTGCTCCACCTACTCTTGGTGACACTCTCAATATAACATCAGTCTCTGGTTCATGTATTTCAACATGTGAATATGGTCCTCCAGTAAATAGTGCAACAAGTTTATCATACCATTGTGCACTTCTACTGTCTGCTTTGTAAAACTTTATATTATACCTCATGCTTTATTTGCCTTTCCAACTTCTCTAACTAAATCCTCTGGTTCTAATTGTTTTGATACAACAATATCAAGTGCTGCAAGTATAACAGCTGTTCTTGTCCATCTTGAACCAGATGTATTTAGTTTATTCATATATCTCTTTAACTTGTCTAACCTATTGTCATCAATTAAAAAAGTAATTGGTGTTGTGGTTCTAATACTCATGTCTTCTCCTATATTTAATCTACATATTATAATATATTAAGATGACTTAGTCAATGCTTAGTTAGTATTATGATCAATATGTATGTTTATCTTTTAATGTTTTATATGGATGTTATATTATATATTTTGTAATGTCTTGCTTATATGCAATATAATTAAAGCAATGTACTTGTATTTATTTTTTGTGCAGTTTGGTAGTATATGCTATATCAATTTTGGTAGCTCTGGTAGTATATGCTATATAGGTATATTATCCCCCCTGCCCAGTAGAAGTATAAGTTCCTGGATCAAAATCAAATCCAAGACTGCTACCCCGGTGTATCTAAGTACCACAATTCAAACCAAACCATAGAAGCTAATCAGCTAAACATAAAGCGAAGCTACGCTTCTCTGTCTGGATCTAATGCTACAATAGTGTAGTCAATCAATACAAGCAAGGAGTAAACCATGAGACCACAACAACTAAAATATATACTACGCAAATATCCACAAGCAACAACAAGCAGGAAGCTAACGGTGGTACTAGCAGTACGACCAAGACTACTGAATCAGAGTAAGTACCACTAAGGTACTGCTCTCTCTTTTTTTTCTTACATCACATTAATTCTAACCAAACAGAACAGACTGTATATAATATATCACTGAACATCAGCAAGCTGATGTTGTGGTTGGAATTAACGCAAAAATAAAAATAAAGGATTCGAAATGATTGAAAGTATTATGTACAGCGACAGTGCTGAGAGAGTGGCTAAAACTGCAAGCAAGTCGTTAGATTTAGTTGACGAGGTCTTGGACCTTGGTATCAACTCAGCAAAGTTACTCAATGCTCAACTTATTGAGTTAGGTGAGCCTGAGGACCAGGAGATTAAGGAACTGGATAAAAAGATAAAGAAAGCTCGTAAACTTGAGCTACTTAAACGCTCAGCAGACAAGCTTGGAATGAAGTTAGAGGACCTTAAATAGGTCTTCTAGCTCTTTTTTCTTTCCATTATATCACTTAGTTATATCACCTTACTTCACAAAGCTTAGATAATGGTCGTTAGGAAGAAACATCCTAGATAATGGCTTAGACTTAACGCTACAGCTAACTCCTATGAACCAGTGCTAATTACTTAATCTCCTGGTTCTATGTTATCTCATCCAATTGTTAATCATATCAGGTCCTTTATAACCTTTCAAGTTCCATGTCTTCTACTATCAATTCATTTGTAGTTATATTAATAAATGATTCTGCTATATCGAACTTTTCTTCATCAGAGTATTCCTCTGGTTCTTGCAATATCTTATTAGCTAGCTCAATATATTTATCTTCAGCGATATCTCTTATGTCTATTGGTTGTATTTCAAAGTGGTCAATAACTGCCTCAAATGCATTGTTATTTATTATTTGAATTAAATTTGTTTTATACATATCATTATCCTCTCATCCAATTGTTTATATCAGCTTTAGCTGTTCCTCTTCGTTTCTCTATCACAAGTGTAGCTTTATTATTTAAACTATATACAGTATCTGCATTATTTGGTATTTTATCATTACCTCTAAAAGCATATGATACTCTTGTTGCACTTCTATACATTGTAGCATGTGCTAACAATATCACTGTATGCTTCTCTCTTAAACCTTTTAATATATCTATTATAATTGATGCTCTCTCTTCTGACATGTAATCTCCATTTGCAAATCCATCCAAGTGGTCTATAATTATCACTTCATGATTTGACTCTAAGTTTAATATGTCTTCAATGACTTCTTTAGAACCAGGTACATTAATATATTTAAGTCCTTCAATTCTTGGGTTGTTATCATAGTCTAAAACGATTGGTTCTATACTATTTCGATTTAGAGCTTTGATTACAGATGTAGTTTTACCTGTACACTTGTCTCCATAAACTATATTAATTCCATTCTTCAGGAACAACTCTTCTTTATCTATGTATTCATACTTCATGTATCTTTCTCCATACTTATCTAGTAAAAACTGTTTTAACATTATAATTCTTTGTGTCTGATGTTTAGATTAAGTTGAAGATGAGGTTTACCAAGACTCACTTCTACTTTCAAAAGACTTAAAGGAAAACCAATTTGGGTTTCCTGAGAAGGTCTTGGTAAACCTTTAAATCTTTTGTTTTTTTGCAACTTTATGAATGCTATATACTTCCTATATACAGGAAGTATATCATAGAATTTCAAATTTGTCAAGTTAATTCAGAACCAGTCACATTCTATTCTATTTGATACCCTAGTTTCCTGGTTCAAATTAACTTGCATTTGATACATACCTCCTTCGGAGGTTTGTTTAGATTTAATGCAAATAAATTTTAACTAAAAGGATACATTATGGAAATCAAAACAGTAAAAGAAGGAATCAAATTCCTTAAAGAACATAGTAATTTGGACAGAGTATTTATAAATAAAAAGTACATCACAACTGAAATGATTGAATGGATAAAAGCCAACAAAATACCTGGTTTAAATGTTCATTTTCTCATCGCATCAAACCGAAAAAACGAGTCTTGGATTAAAAGCATTATGCTCGAAAGGGCGTAACTGTGGGATTTACAACACATTTTGAACCAGTCAACTTGTGTTGTATTTCTTATAATTTCTTTGACAATAGATAATAGCTATTTCCAGACTCTTCTGGATCAACACAAATTTAACAAAATTAAAGGATAAAAATCATGTTAGAACAAATAATGTATGCTGACTCAGAACCAGCACAAACAACAACAGCTAGAAAGAGAGCTTACAAACAACCTGAACCAGCTACAAGTACATCATTGAGCAACAAAGATGAAGACTGTTTAGTAGTCAAAGTACTATTAAGTGCTACACTATTTGTAGCACACATAATAGCTTTCTTCTCTCCAGAACAAGAGAGAGAATTATTGTATAAAGAAATAGAACAATTAAGAAATAAATAAAAAATAAAGGATAAAAAAATGAAAAATCTAATATTAATACTAACAACTACACTTTTACTTGTTGGCTGTAATGCCAATCAACACTCTGAACCAGCTCACAACAACAATTCAGACTTCACTACATCAGAACTTATTGCAAACTGTGTTGAAGACTACATAGACATAAAAGCTGTTGAATACCAATTAGCTTATGAACTTAGTCTTATTGAAGCAATAGATATGGCTTCAGATGAGGCTAGAGTTTATTGTGAAGAGAAATATGAATAACCTTAATTGGTTGTTCATATTTTTTTTATTTCACAATGAGAATGCAGTATATATAGTTTACCATTCATAACTATATATACTGCAAATTAATTAGGGCAGACTTCGTCTGCTGTAGGGAAATAATGGAGCAAAGCTCAGAGCATTGAGTTTTGCGAAATGCGTGCAGATAAAGTTCTGTCAATCTAACTCTATGACATGCCAGTTGTAGAGTATTTAAATATATCTGTAGGAGGATATCATGGCAAATGTAAAAAATATAGAGAAACTTAGTGAGCTACTTTTAAATGTGTCTAATAAGTTAGGCAGAGAAACTCCAGCAATTATTGAGCTATATTCTTTGAAACCTAGACAAACTCGTAAGAAGAGTTTATTTGGTATTGAGATAGAGTTATTAGTGTCTTTGGCTAGGCTCTTTAATCGTCCACTTGACCCAGAAGAGTCTTGGACTCAGGCTAAAGAGCTAGACGCTATACAAGACGCATTAGAAGTTCTTGACATTCCAGAGTCTAAAGAGACAGAGTTTCTTGATTTTCTTGAAGGAGTAAGACAATCATATGGGTATCATTCTTTCGTTGAGTTAGACGAAAATGGGATACCTGAGGATATAGTTGATGAAGATGAGCCAGATGCAGAGGAGTTAGCTAAATGTGCTAATGAGGTTCTTAAGATATTGAAGCTCAAAAAGCTTGACACACCTATTCAATTTGATGAGAGCAAGTGGCAAAAAGTAGAAGCCAAAGCTCGTGAGAGAGCTGAAGCAATTTTAGCTACAAGGGTTAAAGCTCTTGAAGAGTTGTCTAAATTCTCTATCTAGTATAGGCTTGGTTAAGCCTGCTGTTAGAGTACATACTTAATTGTGTGTACTCTTTAATTTTTTAAATTAACATAAAAGGACCAAAAAATGTTATACGATGTAATCAATTTAATAGACCCAGCAACTGTAGATAATCAAGAGGTAGAGGAGTTGTGTTCTCTACTTAATTATGCTTTAGTTTCAGGTAAAAATACTCAATCAGTACCATACTGTATTGACCAAATGGGTCAGGAAGAGTTTCTTAAGGCTCTTAAAATATTAACTGACAACAAGCTTGTGTACTCAACATTGAAGCACAACTTTGCTGAAATACATGTCAATACTGAAACTGTAAAAAGTCTTGGTGTTGACTTGGAAGAACTTGTGTATAGTTTTAAATTATCTCATTACTCGTTAGAGTATAGAGATATAAAAGACCATGCACCAGTAGTTAAACACCGTCATGGTGAACATACTCCAGCATTCAATAGAACTAACTTGAATAAAGCTCATGATTTTGAGTTTAAGTTTGATGTTGAGATGCTAGAGAGATATCTCAAAGAGATTGCATCTGAGTTGGTTCTTAAGATGTTGAAGCAAAGGGTTAAGCAAGACCCTAGTTTCAAGTTATCAGAGTCTGATTATGAATCTATCATCTTAGATATACTTAAACAGTATATCTTAAGTGATGGAACTTATAACTTAGGAGGATGTAATTTTGACTGGAGAGGTAGAAGTATATCTCTTCAATTAGAGAAAATACTAAATCCAGTTGGGTACAAGTTAGGCAGAGCATTACTTAAATTGGAGCCGAAATTATATACTGTTAAAGATACAAAGACTCTTAATGATATCTACTTATTCTTGGCACAAGAGCTTGTTGGTTCTTGTGTAGGTATGAGTATTGAAGATAAGATTGAAGTAGGTAAACAAGCTTACTTTGATAGAGTTGAGTCTGATGATTTGGTAACAAAGATTTGGACTCAAAGAATATTTGCTCAACTTGATGAGCTCTATGAGTTTGGGTTTGTTGAGTGGACTACAGCCATAGAGGTAGATTATACCCAAAGCATGGGAATGGCAACAGGGCTTATTACTGGCGACAAGAGACTATTGGACGCTACTAATGCAACAGGTGACATAATTGCTGATGCTTGGGCAATCAATGGCGTTCGTCGTCCAGTTGCTAAATTGATGACTGCAAAGTTCTATGGTTCATCTGCGTCATTGAAATCTCTTGCCAAGAAAAAGGATTTAGATGTGGAAGCTAAAGAATTAAGGTTGTTAGAGAAAGAGGCTTCAAGTGGTATGTATGCAGTGATTGTGAACCTTGGAGAACTTCTCAAAGAAGGCTCAACTATAGATACTCCAATATACAGTGTTAGTGTGTTGAACCAACATTACACAGTTGAAGTACAAAAAACACATCCAGTAGAGGCAATTAATAAGCGTTATTGGACTTTGGTTGATGGAACTTTGAAAATGTTCAATAACCATCATGTAATAGAGGCTAAAGATTACAAAAGAAATAAATTGTCGCTATTCACTGGACTTATTCACAACTTAGACAGTTGGATTATGAATAGAATAATTGGTAGTGTCAGCAATGCACTGCCAGTTCATGATGCTGTTATACTTCTACCTCATCAAGCTTCAACTGTTAGACAATCCTCAACTGAAGCTATGAAGTACATATTCGATAGAAGACAGCAAGTGTTGAGAGACTATATGGTTTCTGTTGGAGTTATAAACAAAGATGGTGCTTTTAAGACTCCAAAAGGTCTTAAACTATATAAGAAGTTAATAGCTTCTATTGAACCAGCAGAAGATATAGAGTTTAGTCCATATGCTCTTAAATAAGATACAATACTCCTTTAGGGGTATTGTATCTTTTTTCTTTCAAACTGAAAAGAATTAGTTCCTAATTCTTTTTTTATTATTGTTGTCTTGCAGACGGCTTTTTTCTTTTTTCTTATTGAGAAATAACAGAAGATATTTAACAGTAGAAGTTGTAGATATATGTGAAAGAATCAAGTGAGAAGTATATAATCTCATTGTGATATAATAGAAACATGATATCTCCTTTTTTTTAGTTAAATTAGAGATATTATACCACAATCTAAGGAGAACAAGATGACCAAAGCAAGAGTAATAATAGAATTAGATATAGAAATTTGGAGTGCATACAATAAGAATGCTCCATTGATGATAGAAGAGTTCGATGATATTCTTCAGTCTGTTTTACCAATAATCTATACTGACTCTATTGACTTTCCTGCAATGATGGAATCAGAGATTATGATAGAAAAATATCTGATAAAATACAAGAAAGCTATATCTATCTCTGAACCAGATAAGATAAGAAAAACTAAAAGAGATTTGCTATATTAGAGGATA